AAAATTTAATAAAAGAACTTTTAAATAGAGAAGGTCAAGTTTATGATCAATTAAGAAATCAATTTAATTTAGCTACCAGTGGAACTGATGAAAATTGGAATGCGTTAAGAGATCAATATACATGGGAGGATGGTATTCCTCTTTATGAATTAAATGCCGATAAACCTGTTCATTTTTTAAATTTACTTCGTTTAGCATCTTTAGATTCTGAAAGTCAATTAGGACAAACAACAAGACAAATATTAAATGATTTAAAAACAGAAGATGAAACTTTAGAAAATGAGTTAAGAACAACAGATGCAGAAGAAATAATTAACACTTTTATTAGTGACGAAAGTAGAAAAGAAATTAGAAAATTTGGCGCATTAACAGAAGATGCTTTGTCAAAAACATTAGAAGAAATACAAAGACAAAGAGCAGAAGAAACTAATTTAGCCTTTTTAAAAGGCTTTGGTAGCTTTAATGAAGTTTTTAATGCTGCTTCTACAATTACTGACTCACTGTTAAATGACACAGGACTAGGAGGTTTACTTCCTTTAACCAGTAGCAATGCATCTAAATACAGAACAGATTTAGAAAAGAATGTTAAAGAGCTAGTTGGAATTAATAACAGCGTTACATACAACTGGGAAGATTGGTTTGAAAATAATTTATCTAGAAATTACAATGCTCAGTATTATCTTGATAATATTGATCAATTTGAACCGCTAGAAAAAGGTAAAGAAATTTTAGAAGCTTATACAAAAACAAAAAATTTATATCCACTTTTTGACATGTATTCTAAAGAAGAAGTGGAAACAACTGATCCAGAAACTGGTGAGACAAGTATAGAAACAATCGGAACTTATGATGAAAGATTTTTAAAAGAAGCTGGTTTTGAAAGTACAGAAGAATTAAATAATTATTTACAAACTCAATCTGATGACGATGGTTCTTATTTCAATGAAATAAAAGAACTTATTCAAAATGTTGAACAAGATTCAAGAGTAGTTGCAGATAATTTAAAAAAAGTTGAAGAATTAATTCAAATACATAACGATGATATTGATGAACTAGATAAAGTTTTACAGGAAGAATCAGGCGAAGATGCTTTTGTTGTAACTATTAATAATGAAGAACAAACAATTAATGGTAGGTTTTTGCGTTCATTTTTAGAAGATTATTTAAAACCAAGATTCGATACTTCTCGATCTATGGATGAGTTTGTTGAATATATGGATGTAAGACAAAAAGAAAAAAATCCATTTCAAACAGAAGATTTTGCAAGCGCAATTAGAGATGCTGGTAGAGCTGCTTCAGAAAAATATCTAAAAGAAGTAATTAATCCAACGTTAGGCAAGGAAAGATCATTTGATTATGAATATTATATGAATCCTATTGACACAATAAAAAAAAGAGGATCTAGTGCTATTGATGTCAATAACCCTCCTGAAAAATATTTAAATCAAGCGGAAATTGTTACTAGAGATTGGGAAGAAGCAAAGCTTAATCCTAATCAATTAGTAAATAAAAACGCTCCAGGAGAACCAGACTATGGCACCTGGGCACAACAAGCGTATCGATACGGGTATGATCTTAATAATCCTGAACACTTTGCAAAGTTACATTTTGATCTTTTAGGATATAAAAAAGATGGTTATAATTTTGACCCAGCAGAAGATTATTTTAATGCGCAAAGCATTCAAGAATTTTTAGATGGAAAATTAACTACTGTATTAACAAATAGAGCCACACAAGTCAATAGTGTTTTTGGCCGTTTCTTAACACCTGAAGAATTTGCTGATGAATTTTTAATTGGTTTAGACCCAGCTAATATAGAAGAGTACGAAAAAGCACTTAAAGAAGTTGGCTTAGAAGGGTTTAAAGGAACCCTCGAAGAATTAAAAGAATACATTATTCAAAATATTAGAACAGGTACGGCTCAAGTAATTAGAGAACAAATCAAATATTTAAATGAAAGAAGAAAAGAACCAACGCAAGAAGTATTAGGTATTACTTATATTCAACGACCAGAAGATTATAAGGAAACTGGAGGTATAGCAGATACACAACTTTATAAATTTTTTCAAGACGCAGGTTATCAAGGATCTGAAACTGAATTTTATGAAACATTTGCGCCAGATGAAAATAGAGAGGACTTAGAATTAATAGCAACCATTAGTGATCCAAAAGGTTTTCAATTTGCCTTTGGATCAGAAGAAATGGAAGATCCTTTTACTGCATTGGGAACATTTCAAACATTGTTTCCTGTTGATGAAGAAGAGGATTATGACAGTTCTTCTTCTAAAAAAGAAGATTCTGGTTTCTTTGATTTATTTGGTACAAGTGATGATGACAATGAAAAATCAGACAGTGCCAAAAGTTTCTTGAGCGAGTTTACTTCTTTTATTAAACCAAATGTCAGATAAACAAAAAAAAGCTGTTAAAGCTGCAAAACTAGCTAAAGATGAAATGGCTTGCAATAAGCCTAGAAAAACTCCGGGACATGCTACTAAATCACATGTAGTAAAAGCATGTAAAGATGGCAAAGAAAAAATTGTACGGTTTGGACAACAGGGCGTAGAAGGAGCTGGCAAGAACCCTACCACTGAAAAAGATAAAGCCAGAAAGAAATCATATTATGCTAGACATGATGCACAGGACGCAAACCCTGATAAATTTTCTGCACGTTATTGGTCGCATAAAGTTAAATGGTAATTCAATGTGAATTTGAAACTACTGATGTTAGAAATCTATACGATGCAGTTTGTGATGCAATTGAAAATTGGCCTGGCTATCCGGGAAGACCAGTTCAACAACAGGAAGACTACTTGCGATTGAAGACGTTTTTATTTAGCATGTTATGTGAAATGATTTTGAGGAACGAATGAGAAAAAACGGCAATTACATACAGGGATCTCCTAAAAAAACTAAACAAGGACAAGGCAAACATTCAAAATCTAACCACGGAAGAAAGAAATTACGTGGCCAAGGCAAATAAATTGTTATATTATTGGTAATGATTTACCAGTAGTACTTTGAACTTTTCAAAAGCAATACAGTTAATCTGTAAATATGAAGGGTTCAACGAAAAGGCGTATCCCGATGTATGCACTGGGGATGCGCCTTTTACTATTGGCTATGGAACTCAGTACTATCCAGATGGACAACCTGTATGTAAAGAACACTGTTGCACTAAAAAAAAGGCATTAGAGTATGTCAAAGATGAAATTAATTTAATAGAAGATGATTTAAATAAATTAAACTTACATTTAGATAATTCAATGAAAGAAGCTTTAATTTCTTTCATTCATTCAATTGGTTGGTCCGCTTTTATTTTTACGAATCTTCCTGAATACATTGAAAATGAGAACTGGTCAGAAGTCGCTGATCAATTTTCTCGTTGGATTTTTGACTGTGAACATAATGTTATTGGAAATTTAGTAGATAGAAGAAGAGAAGAAATTCATTTGTTTTTTCAAGAAATTAATGAATCCCCCTGGGGTTCAACTGAAATTCTTTTGCATGCTTTTCGGAATTATGCAGCTACACCAAATCAGATACGTGCGATCAGAACGCTAGAAGAACATATTAATCCTCAGATCCTCGCAGATTTTGGAAATGAATTTGATGTAAACAAAGGCTTTTGGTTAGATTAGAATACGAAAAGAAAAAAAGGAATCTAATGGATAGCATCCCAGAGCCCCAGGAATTTACGATTCCATTAGAGCTTCAATTTTCTATGCGTAAAGCAGAAATCCAAGCTCAAGATATGACTTGGGAAGAATTGCATAGCGCTCTTTTAAATCTTTATTATCAAAGATTGTTAGAATGGCAAGCAATTAAAGAAATTATGGATAGTGAAAACATTGAAATTGATTTTGATGTTCCAACTGATCTTGAATTAGCCGAGCTAGCTGCTTGTGCAATGCCTGAAGACGACGAAGAAGATCCTTTTGAATCTGTTTAATAAAATTATTTAACTAGAGAAACAAAATGCTTTCAACAGAATATCGTTTACGGTTGCAATTTATTTGCAACCGTATTGCAAAACAACAAGAAGTTCAATTAACCGATGTTATTTGGGCTGAAAAATTAGCAAAAGCAAATCGATCTGCTGCAGAGCTTTTAAGAAAAGCTAGAAGAGTTGCTTGTAATCCAGAAATTGAAACAAACAGTTTAGATAGTTTGCTCAACGATTTAGACCTGGGTGATCCTGACCCAAGTAATCACAGAACAGGTTTTAAGAGCGCAGATGATATTGTCGATTGGTTTAGCCAAGAAAAAACAGATGATTGGAGACAAAGAGATTAATAAAACCTTTTTAAAAGGTTTTAAAAAATTGATTAAAAATTAAGAAGTCGCGACAAGTACCATTGTGCTTTCTTCAAAGACTCAGTACCCCCTTTTTGTTTTTCTCTCCACAAATATTTTGCGACGTTACCTTTTAGGTATCCTCTATATTCTTCTTTGGTTAACTGTGCTTCGATTGCTTGGATGCATTCAACACCATCTC